ATGGGCAGAAAGATGAAAATAACACAAGATGCATCAGATAGAGCCGACCAACGCGCAAGAACTGAGGAACTAGCAAAGAAGACAAGTGGAATGGAGCCATTGCAAGTTACGCCACCAAGATTTTTGCAAGGATATGCTTATACAGCTTGGCGAGAGCTTGTACCTCTGTTAAACGCAGCAGGATTATGCAAACAAGTTGACAAGCCACTGGTAATAGCCTTATGCCAACAGATTCAATTATCAAGACAGGCATATGAGGATATAAATGAGAATGGCTTAAGCACGGGAAGTAGAAAGAACCCTGCAGCTGCTATTTTGAATGATGCAACCACCAAGATTAAGTCATTAAGTGATGCTTTGGGTCTCAGTCCACAAGCGCGTGCTTCAATTGTCTTGGATAACCAAGATGACGATGATGGCCCAACGCTTAAGCAAGCATTAAAGGCAGGTGACAAGAGTTGGTAGACTATGATTTAACATTGCCAGATTGGACTGTTGAACGAGCTTATAAACAGCAGAGAGACAATGGTGCCTATGATAAGATTGCTGACAAATATCATGATCCTATGACTGCCTATGCTTTTCAGGTGCTTGAAGGTACTACCATGGCTGGACAAGATATTAAACTTGCTTGCTGGCGGCATTTGCAAGACTTGACACGGATTAGCAGTGATGACTTTCCTTACACGTATGACCTAGGTAAGTGTCATGAAGTGCTAAACTTTGCCAGCATTTGTCCAGACGTTGATACAGGCAAACCACTTCCGCTAATGCTATGGCAGAAAGCACTGCTCTGTTCAAGTCAAGGGTGGCGGAATGAAAAGGGTGAGCGTAGATTCCATAGGGTTCAATTTTCTGTGGCACGAACAAATGGGAAGACATACATCACAAATATTCTACTTGCATATGACTACCTGATTGCATCTGATGGCATGTACAACCAAGACATGGGATATATAGCACCTGTGGTTGCACAATCAAAAAAAGGATGGCGGTACATTCAACTTACCTTTGACAGATTAGGTGAACTTACAGATGTAAAGAGAACATATAAAACCCAGCAGATAAAGACTTTGGATGATGTCGTTAGAAGTAAAAAGACGCGAAACCAGTTGCTCCGTTTGTCACATGAATCTGGTCAATTTGATAGTTACCATTTTCGGCTTGCTGTGGCTGATGAGTCTGGTGATGATGGCCGGATTGGCACCATTAAAGAAAACATTGGCAAGATTACAAGTGGGCAGGTGCAAGTATATGATCACCAGTTTTGGTCTATCTCGACAGCCTACCCTGACAGCACCAGCAGTTTTTATCTAGATGAAAAGTTGGCACGAGAAGCAATGCAAAAGGATTATTCACGAGAGTTAGACGATGTGTTGCTAATTAACTACAGTCAGGATAGTGAAGATGAAGTTGATGACCCATCATCATGGACAAAATCAAACCCTATTCTTGAATTGAAAAAGGATACGATGTTGCCTAGTTTAGTTTCAGAACGAGACAAGAAAAAGCTGGATGGAACATTAGATGAGTTCAAGAACAAGAACCTGAACATGTGGATTAAGGCTTCTGATAATCGCTATTTAAACATACATGACATCGAGAATGCAGTAGCTGATAAGCCACCATTCAGCATTTCTGGTCATGATGTTTATATAGGATTCGACTTAAGCAAACTTGCAGACGACACAGCAGTTGCTTTCATTTATCCATACCAGTTGGCTGGAGAGACACACTATTATATCCAACAGCACAGTTGGGTACCCTTATCTCACACAGGTGGAAGTATTGCCGAAAAAGAAAAGCAAGATGGAATTAATTATCGTCAAGCTGAGCAATTGGGTTTTGCCACTATTGCAAAAGGACGCTTTGGCTACATAGATGAAGACAGTGTTACCACATGGATTATGAGCTATATAGAAGAGAATGGCTTAAATGTTAAGTTCTTTGTATTTGACCGCTGGGGAACTAGCGATGTTTTGGATAAGTTAAACCAAGAGGAGCCATTCCCACTGATGCCTTTAAAACAGACGTCAGATAAGTTAGATAAACCAACACATGAGTTCAAGAAAGCAATTCGGGAAGGCCGAGTTCATTATGACGATGACCCAATTTTAAAGTATGCACTAACCAACGCGGTTATAGTTGGCTCAAGCGCTGGTATAAAGGTAGATAAGGATCGTGCAACTTCAAAAATTGATGCTGTTGATGCAGTTATTGATGCATTTAGCCGTGCCTATTATGCCTTTTCAGACTTCGACCCAGATGCAGATAATGATAAGAACCGTTCCCCATTGTCTGGTATGAGTGATGAAGAACGCCATAAGTTCCTAATGAATGCAGCTTTTTAAAAGTCTACATATTTTTTTGCGTTTGAAGGTCAATATTGGTCAAAAATGGCGCATCAAGTACGTATATATAGTGAGAGGTAAAAAAAACAATGAAAGACATAAAGAATCTGAGGGAGGTGCGAGTGTGAGCAAATTGACAATGTTAAAAGAACTGTTGCCAACAGTGCTATTTGTATCCGGCTTAATTGCTATTGTCACCAGTGCTTATCTTTTTAATAGCATCATAGGAACGCTGGTGTTAGGCAGTGTACTGCTCTTTTGTGGTTGGCTACTCACGCCTACATCTAAGGCAGGTGACAATAGATGAGTATATGGAATCCGTATGAACGAATGCAAAAAAGAAGTATGACAATACCATCAACAAACATGTCTAACTTCATCATTCAAAACGGTAAAATACTGCCAAACAATTTAGTAGACGCTAGCACAGCACTACATAATAGCGATTTGTATTCAGTTGTGAATCTGCTTTCGTCAGACATTGCCAGCGCCGAATTTGATGTACCTGTCCCCTTTGACAAGGTGATAAATAATCCGAACAACCTTATTTCGCCATTTAACTTTTGGCAATCAGCCGTTGTTCAGATGTTGCTTACGGGAAACGCCTATATCGCCATTACAAGAGATAGCAGCAATGTTCCTACCCATCTAGAGATGGCACCGGCACAACAGGTAGTAGTCACTTTAGCAGACAGCAGTGCAGATATTAGCTATGCGGTTAACTGGGGAGACGAGAGAGGCACAATCAATTATCCAAGTGAAAACATGCTTCACTTTCGATTAATGGCAAGTGGCGCCAATGGCCAACAGTATATCGGTATTAGCCCACTAGAATCAATAGCAAGCCAAGTCAATATTCAGGATTATGCAAACAAGTTGACGCTATCAACCATCAAAAATGCTATTAATCCATCAACTGTGATTAAGGTTAGTGAGGGTGCTTTATCACCAGAAGAAAAAGAAGCAACACGAAAAGCTTTTGAAAATGCCAACACGGGTGACAATGCTGGCCGGCCTATGGTGCTTGACCAGCTTTATGACGTACAAAATTTAGCAATTAATGCGGACGTAAGCAAGTTCCTGAGCAGTAATGATTGGTCCAAGACACAAATAGGCAAGGTTTTTGGTGTTCCAGACAGCTATTTGAATGGTCAAGGTGATCAACAAAGTTCATTAGATATGACTAAATCGCTTTATAGCAACACTCTAAGGCGCTATGTAAAGCCAATAGAAAGCGAAATGGGTGCCAAATTTGGCGTCCCCGTGAATATTGATGAAAGTCAAGCAGTAGATGCTGATAATGATCTACTTATTAGCCAGATTCAGAAGTTGCTAAGCGGCACAGCACCGGCAATTACTCCTGTGCAAGCCCAACAAATGCTGATAAAGCGAGGTGTAATTAATGGATAACACAGATATTCGCACGTATGACGCCGAACTCACTCGTGATGATACCACCGGCGTGATGAAGCTAAGCGGATACGGCGCTGTGTGGGACCAGCCGTCATTAAAAGGCGACTTTGTGGAGTACATCTCTCCTGCCGCGCTTGAAGGCGTTGACCTAAGCAGCGTATTGCTGTTGTATGCGCACGATTTTAATAACATTCTCGCAAGGGTAGACGCTAACACGCTAAGCCTAAAGGTTGACCAAAAAGGCTTATACTTCGAGGCTACCCTGCCTGATACCACCTTGGCGCATGACGTATACAATAACATTAAAGCCAGTAACGTCAAGGGCGTGTCGATTGGGTTCAACATTGCGAGTGGTGGTGACAGTTGGGACTATCGCGATGGCGAAACCGTGCATACAATAACGCAAATTGAGCGGCTGAATGAGCTGTCACTCACGCCAATCCCAGCCTACACGCAGACGTCAGTTGAGGTACAGCGAGACTATCAAGCACTAAAGAATAATGGAGGTAAAGACATGGCAGATAAGCCAGAAGATAAAGATGAAGACAAGCAGGTTGACCCCAAGGTTGATCCCAAGGTTGACCCCAAGGTTGACCCTGCAGATACTAAGCCAGCAGATAAGCCAGAGGCTAAACAAGGCGATGACAAGAACGCTATCGGTCAGCTTACTGACATGGTTGCGAATCTGACTGAACAGGTTCAGGCATTAACAAGCGTACCCGCGCCGGTGGCAGAGGTAGTTGCTGAAGATGACCCAGCCGATGATGAAGCAAAGCCAAAGCAAGAAATAGCTGAAACTGAAAAGCGTGATGGCAAGCCAGCTGAAGTAACTGCAGAACAAAATGTTGAGCAAGAAAATAAAAGAGATGGAGAAAAACAAATGGCTAAAAATTTAACAGCAGACAAGACAGAGAGTGAAGAAGTACGTGACTTTAACGAGTTTTTGAAGACTGGCGAAATTAAGCGTGATAACACTGGTTTTGATGCTACTGCCGGTGAAGCAGTATTGCCTAGCCAAGTATTGGACGTTATGAGTCAGCCAAAGGATCCAGCACAATTAGGTGGCTATGTAACAAAAGTTCAGGTTTCTGCACCCACAGGCAAGATTCCTGTTTTGGCTAAAGCTACAGCCCAACTGGTTTCAGCAACTGAATTGGCTGATAACCCTAAGCTTGCAAATGCAAGTTTAACAAAGGTCACTTATGATGTTAAGACTTTACGTGGTGCACTGCCAATTTCCCTTGAAATGACTCAGGACTATCCAAATATCACTAGCCTGCTGACTCAGTACGTTAATGATGTTAAGGACCAAACTGAACAACATAAGATTGGTGAAGTATTGCAAACTGCTACCCCAGTTGCTGCTAAATCCATTGATGATATTAAGGATGCATTCAACCTCGGCTTGAGCAATTACACTGACAGAATGTTTGTTGTATCTGAATCATTCTTTGCCGCAATTGATAAGCAGAAGGATGGTGAAGGTCGGTACCTGTTACAGGACTCCATCACTTCTCCATCAGGCAAGCAATTGTTCGGTGCTCCACTGGTAGTTGTTGCTGACGATGTGCTTGGCAAGGCTAAAGAAGCAAAGGCATTCGTTGGTAGTGTTAAAAACTTTGTGATTGAAACTGTTAAAGGCAACATTAACCTTTCTTGGCAGCGTAACGAGAACTTTGAACAGGTACTTTTGGCAGCACTGCGGGCAGACTTTAAAGCTGCTGATACAGCTGCCGGTAAGTTCATTACCTATACTGCACCAGTTGCTTCTCTTGGCAAATAACTAAGTAAACCGGTCGCCTAAAAAAGGCACAGTAGCTTTACCAAAAGCGGCGGCCGAATGGAGATGTATAAATGGCAGAGATAGTAGTAGACCCAAACAAGATTGCTAGTGACTTAATGACTGAGCTAAACCTTGATGAGTCTGAATTGCCAACAATTACCAACCTAGTGAACACTGCAATTAGTGTTATTAATAGATCAAGTGATGCATCAGATAGTGACACCTTGACAATTCCAGCCATCAAAACGCTCACACAGGCTACATACTATGACAGGTCATTAGAAAATGGCCTGCCTAAGGGTCTTCTGATGATGTTGGCACACTTACAGGCTAGTGGTGACAACAATGGCAAGTAGGTTTAAACCAAGTGACTTTAGTAGAACCATTGAGCTTGGCTCTCCAAAATCACACACGACTGGTGCCGGCATTAACATCACTAGCTTTGTACCAGCTTACAAACTGCATTTCAAACAGCAGACGAGGACACTAACCCAGCAATACACATTAATTGGCACACGTTTGGATAACTCAATCACGATTATTGTTCGTCATGATGCAAGAAATATCGAGCAGAAACAGGCACGCCTTGATGGTATTATCTACGATATTTCAGACATTAGCCCGGACGACAGTAACGATGCTATTCGATATGACTACTTGACCCTCACAAAAGTAACCAAGGGGGCTTAGCTATGGATATGGATGATGCACTTGGCCAATGGCTTGAGCAAGTATCAAAGGCTGCACAGCTTTCTGTATCTGACCAAGAGAAGATTACCAAGCATGGCGCTGATGTTTACGCTGAGAAGCTAGCAGAGACCACCAAAGAAAAGCACCCAGACAGCAAGGGTACTGGTGGCAAGTATGGACATCTGAGCAAGGATGTTAGTAGTAAAAAAGGCGATATTGACGGTGATCACAATGGTAGCTCAACGGTTGGCTTTGGTGATAAGGCATTCATTGCAGGTTTCCTTAATGATGGCACCAAGCATATTCGTGGTGACCACTTTGTTGATAATGCTCGTGATGATGCCAAGGATGCAGTATTTGCAGCCGAGCAAGAGGAATATGAAGCAATTATTGCCAAGTTGAATGGTGGTGGGGATAAATGAGCGCCGTAGATGATGCAGTAACAATGCTTAGTCAAGCCGGGATTGCCAACATTGATGCAGTTAAAGGCAACAATTTACCACAAGAATTAGTCGATAGCCTGAATAAAACAGTCGTTTTGATTACTGATTCTGCTGATGACCCAACTTCATATGGTGACAATGATTTCTGGGCATTAAATCAGGAAGTGGAAGTACAGATTTGGTACTCACAATTGCTCGAATCTGATCCCGAAGCCATTGAGATAGCTATGATGAAGGCTTTTACTCATCAGCATTGGCAGGTAGCGGCCACTAGGCAACGAACATTTGACCCAGACACACAGCAACTTTTTAACACATTTTATTTTAGTAGAACAAAAAACATTGGAGGAATTTAAATGGCAAGTGTAGGTTTATATCAAATTCAATTAGCTTTGGTTGATGAAAAGCAAAAGTTAATTTCTGGCGCTGATACAGGACTAAGCACCGATGGTCTTTATACTGTCGATCACAAGGACTTGGGCACCAAGACGGCCAACATTACAGGTTTATCCGGCACGATTGCTAAGACCTATGGCAACAACAACGTCCAAGACGTTATGGTTGGTACTTCAGAACCAACAGTGGCTTTGGATATTAACAACTTGAATTACCAAATTAAGCAGCAAATCAAAGGGTTTGTCAGTGATACCAAGGGCGGTTGGACCGATGAGAATGTGAAGGCTCATGTGGCCTTACTTATTACCACGCAAACTATCGACAGGGCGCACTTTGTCTATTATGGCTTTGGTGATGGCATCATGACCGAAACGGCAGCTAACATTCAAACGGATGCAGCAGCAGAACAACGCGTAGATGACACTTTGACTTACACCGCCCTTTCCACTATGGCCTTTAATAATCAGCCATACAAGATTTACAGCGACCTTGATTCTAAGTTTGATAAAGCAAACATGTATAAAGAGGTATTCGGCGGATACGTATTGTCACCCTCATTAGGCAAATAAGCCGGTGCTGACAGACGCAATCTGACACAATTTAATAGCAACAACTGATGAATGGCTCACTAACGTGCGCTATTTTTTATGTTCAAAAGTCGCTTTCTGGTGGACTTTGGTGGTGTCCGATTCACCACAGCGACCTTACAAAATATAGAGGATGGTATTAAAAATGAAAATTAAAGTTAACCAGCTTAGCAATCGTATGCATGAAGTCAAAGTAACAAATCGTATTCTGCGAAATACACTAAAGTACCAGCTTAGCATGGCCGAGTCAGATGATGTGGAGGATAAATCGTTTACTGAGCAACTTCATGCCAGCCTAAATGCGGTCAACAGCAATACAGATTTTATTGTCGATACGCTTAACTTAAACAAAGCAGAAAAAGAAAAGCTGGACAATTTGTCATTCGCCGAAACTGTAAAAATTGCTACTAGAGTTGCCCTTCGTGTTCAAGGACTTAGCGATGAAGATATTGACATGTCAGCAAAGAAGGCCGATGCCAGCAAAAGCAAAGACGAAGATAATTAGTGCTCCAGAACGAGTTTTTGAATTAAAGAATAAGCTTGAAGACTTTGATTATATGGGACAAAACGCAATGGTCAACATGCACTGGACTAGTGACCAATTCTGGGATGCAGAATATTTCGGATTTTTAACTTTGCTAAATGCAAAAAGCCCTAAGGATCGTCCAATTGATCCAGCAATCATGTGGAAGCAGTACAAGGAGAAAGGGTGATTTTAAATGGCAAAACAAATTAATGCAACAATGAGCACAAAAATTGCCCTGGACCTATTGTCGGCAAGCGAATCCGTCAAATCATTAACAGCGGTTGTTCGTTCCAGCCAAAATGCTTGGAAAGCTCAAGTGGCAGAGATGAAATCTGCTGGTGATGCAGTTGGCGCTGCCCAAGCCAAGTATGAAGGACTGGGGAAGTCTATTGAGTCACAACAGGCTAAGATTGATGCTTTAAAGTCTAAGCAAAGTGAACTCAAGGGCAACACTAGTGAAACCGCTGAGCAGTTTTTAAAGTATCAGCAACAAATTGATGGTGCCACGAAGCAGCTTGCTGGTTTGCAGTCTCAGCAAGACCGTGCTAAACAGGCCATGGAGTATCAAAAGTCTGGTTTGGCAGGGTTACAGCAAGAGTACACAGCGGCTGCACGTGCCAACCAAGCTTATGTGACTCGCTTAGAGGCTGAGGGCAAACAGCAAGAAGCTAACAAGGCCAAAATGGATGGCTATAAGTCCTCCATTGGCAATCTGAATGAACAGTTGTCTAAACAGTCAGCTGAGTTGGATAAGATTGCCAGTGCTAGTGGCAAAGACTCCGATGCTTGGCGTACACAGAAGATGCATGTTGATCAAACAGCTACCAGTTTAGCCAAAGCAAGGTCATCACTGACTGGCCTGCAAACTGAAATGGACAAGGCTAACCCCTCTGCTTTCAACAGAATTAAATCAGCCATTACAAGTACAAATAAGCAAGCTGAAAAAACACCCGGTCTGCTTCGCAAAATTGTTGAAGGTGGCCTTATCACCAATGCCATCACAAGCGGCTGGCAACGTCTAAGCTCAAGCATTACCGACACGGTAAAGTCTGGGCTAGAACTTAACGAGGCCGGAGAAAAGCTGAAAATGACGTGGGAGAACATGGGCAAGTCGGCCAACGATGTCCAGATTCTTTCCGATCAAATGTCATATTTGCGCAGTGAAACTGGTGCAACCGGTGGCGAAGTTAACAAAATGCAAACCACCGTTGATACCATGACGCATGGTGTCACAAGTAAAACTCTCGTCATTAGTGCTGGTATTGCCAGCATTGCCACTGCTTCTCACAAAGGCGGAGACGGCATGGACGCTTTGTCTAAGGCGATGACGCGAGTCGTTGCTTCAGGTGATTTAACCACAACCAACCTTGCCAAACTTGAAAAGCAGGCTCCTACCTTAGGTGCACAATTAGCCAAAGCTGCCGGGGTTAGTCAGGATTCATTTGCCAAAATGGTTGCTGATGGGAAAATCAAGTCTGACGACTTCATGAACTTGGTTTATAAAGTTGGGACAACAAGCAAGAGCACATTTGACCAATTTGGAAAAACTAGTGAAGGCGCAATGGCTCAAATGTCAGGCGCTTGGACCACATTAAAGGCTAAAATGACCGCGCCACTATTTGACGTCAAGAATAGTGGTATGCAATCTCTTTCAGGCATTCTAACTTCACCAGTTGTGCAGCAGGCGGCAGCCGATCTTGGTAAAGGCCTAGCTAATATTGCTAATCGAGCGAAAGACATTCTTGACTATGTTTCCGCACACAAAAAAGATGTTACTGGTATTGCCGGAGATATGTGGGACATTGCCAAAATTGCTGGTGAAGAAGTCTGGTCCCTGTTTAAAACCACAATCAAAGACATTGCTGGGTGGCTAAACGTTGGTGGTACTAATGCAAAGACGATGAAAGACCCACTAAAAGCTATCCATGATGTGCTAGATGATATTGTCAAAAACAAATCTGGTATTCAAACTACCGTCAAAGTAATTGCAGGGCTTTGGATGACAAAAAAAGCACTGGAATTTGCAGCAGGATTAGGTCATGTGTACAGCGGTCTGAAAACTTTAAGCGAAACAAGTCTGTTCGCCAAAATTGCGTCTAACTTTTCACTGCTAAAAGGCTCTGGTAATTCATTAGCCACTGCAGAAAGTGGGGCGAGCGCGGCTGCAGGCACAGTCGAAAAAGCCAGTTTAGGCAGCCGAGTTGTAGGCGGCTTAGGCAAACTAGGCGGCATTGGTGCTGGAATTGATGTTGCGGGCAGTATTGTACAAGCACTTACTTCGAATAGCTCACAGGAAAAGATTAAGGCGGCTTCAAAAGGAACAGGAGCAACAATTGGCGCTGGAATAGGTGCTGCTTTAGGCTCTGTTATACCGGGTGCCGGCACTGCTGCTGGTGCTGGTATCGGTGCAGCGATTGGTGATGCATTAGGATCAACTAAGACTGTGCAGGGATGGGCCAAGTCAATTAAGAAGTCCATGGATGATGCTAGCAAGGGCGTCACAGTTAAGGCTCCTAAACTTAGCTCTGATACCAAGGCCTTGGGAGATTCATTTGCCAAATACACCAAGGCTTTATCCAAGAAGCTGGTTGTTTCATTTAGCACAGACCCTAAGTCCATTGCACAGGCACAAAAGTCTGTAAACGATACCTACTCAAAGATGAGCAAGAGTGTTGACAGCTACTATGCCAAAAAAGAAAAGGCTTCCGCATCTGATTTAGCAAAACTAGTTAAAGAAGGCGTCTTAACTCAGAAACAAGCCGATGAGCAACTTGCTAAGACTAAAAAATCTGATCAAGCAGCAGCTAAGGCAAAGAAATCTGCTTATGCTCAAATGGCTAAAGATGCCAATGCCTACTACACGCAAACGCAAAATATTGCTAACGGCAATACTAAAAAGCTACAGCAAATTGCGCAAAAGTACGGCACTGATTCTAAGAAATATGAAAATGAAAAGAACAAGGAACTACTAGTGGCCTACAAATCCTATGCAAATAAATATGCAAAGGATCAACTTACCAACAATAGCAAAATTACAACTCTTGTTAAGAACGGTGCAAACCAGCAAGAAAAGCTATTGGCTGCGTTCAACAAGCATAAGAACACTATGAACGTTCAGCAGTTGGATAATACGGCCAAAAATGCCAAGAAGGAATATGAAGCTGCAGTCAAACCTGCACAGCGGGCGCGTGATGACATTATCAAGGCTGCTGATGAGCGCTATAAGAGTACCAAATCAACGGCAGACCACGAGTACAAAGACTTGGGAACTATTAGCAAGTCTCAGTATGAAGACATCGTATCAAAGGCAAGACGGCAGCGAGATGACACTTCGGGCGCTGCTAAAGACCAGTACAACAAAGTCACAAAGCACGCCAATAACCAGTACAAAGATACAGTTTCTGCCATCACTAAGCAGAAGACAGAAGTTATCACACAGCAACAGTTAGCAGACGCTGGTGTTTCAACAGCAGCTGCGGATCAATCGCAAACGGTTGTTAGACACATGACTAATCAGGCTAACAGTTCAATGTCAGCTGCTTCTAAACAAGCGAATGGCACTGGCGACATCTTCAGTGGATTAGGCAGCTGGTGGAATAAAATTGTTGGTTTCTTTGGTGGACAAAAAATGCCAGAGAAAAAACCAACTTATGGTTATTCACAGGTTCAACAACTTGCATATGCAAATGGTGGTGCCGTTCAGAATGGCATGGCACTGGTTGGTGAAGCCGGTCCCGAGCTTCAGTACAAGCCTTATGCTGGTACGTATAAATTGTTGGGAGCTAACGGTCCCGAGCTGACGAAAGTCCAACAAGGTGACTACATCTTAAACGCACGCGATACTTCTAAGGTGTTGGCTGGAGAATTGGGACATGTTTTGCCTGGCTATGCTAATGGTTTAGGCGGCCTTGACGGCATTATTGACGGGATTAAGAAGACGGCATCAAAAGTATGGGACAAGGTAAGCTCAACAGTTGGCAATATTCTGACACAAGTTGGGAATCCATTGAAGTTTTTCACCAATCTGGCTGGGAAAATATTTAACGTTAATTCAGTTGCTGGCGCTGGTTCAATGGCTCAACACACCTCAGCTGCTTTACGTGATGAAGATGTAAAAGGCGTAGCAGGTTTCTTTGACCGCATTAAAAAGTTGGAAGAAGAAATGAGTGCGGCCAATCCCGGTGGCTCAGGCGTGCAACGTTGGAAGCCATATGTTATCCGAGCTTTAAAGGCCAATGGATTTGATGCCTCGGCATACCAAGTTGCTGCATGGATGCGAGTTATCCAGCGTGAATCCAATGGCAATCCTAGGGCAATTAACTTGTGGGATAGCAATGCTCGAGCCGGCATACCTAGCATGGGGCTTGTACAAACCATTGGGCCAACGTTCAATGCGAATAAGTTTCCAGGTCACGGTGATGTTTATAACGGCTATGATGATTTGCTTGCTGGTATTCACTACATGAAGGCCATCTACGGCTCTGGAAGTTCTGCTTTTGCTCGTGTCAGCGGCCGTGAAGGTTACGCCAATGGTGGCTTGATTACACAGCCAATCCATGCACTTGTTGGCGAAGATGGTCCAGAAACAATCTTGCCACTGACCAAAACAAGCCGTGCTTGGCAACTACTAGGTCAGGCTGTTACCAACATCAATCACAACTTGGGTAATGGTGCGGTTGCTGAAACCGAAAACAGTGGTACAGATGGCCTAGGAAAGAAGCTGGACAACATTGCCGACCTTCTAACGAAGCTTAGTTTCGTGCTTCAAGTTGGTGACGACCAGTTTTATCCAAAAGTTGCACCAAAAGTTAAGCAGTATAACGACAGAAAAGACAGGTTCAATAATTATTGGAAAGGAGGGGCCATTTAGTTGAAACAAGCAGGCATAAAAATCACATACGCCGGAGTAGATATTACCCAATGGATGTATGTGCAGATGGTCAAGCGTGACGTAGGCACTACTCACGTCAACACAATGCAAAAGGTTGGGATTAGTGATGGCCAGATGTTGCAATACACATCGAGGGACGTCAAGCAGATTGTGATAACTGGGATCGTTGCGAATGACAATTTGGTACCACTAAGGCGTTCCTTGGCCGCTGCTATTGATACGGACGAACCACAACAACTAATCTTTGGAGATGAGCCGGATAAATATTATCTTGCCATCGTAGACAGTCAGCCTACCTTCACCGAAGGGTTTCGGTCAGGGACAATCTCAATCAGCTTTATCTGTCCCGATGGTGGCATTGCACACTCGGTAGCCACGAAGACAGCTGACAATATGCCATACAAGGACATGCCAGTGAACTTGCTGACGGGGACAAGCAAACCAGTACAAATTACCGGCGATGGGACCACCAATAATGCATTACCAGTATATAGTTTTGGGGGTAAACAATTTAAAGATATTGTTGAAGCAGGCATGAATGTAAGTTTAAGTTTTGACTGGCAAGTCCCAGCTAAGGGAGGATCAGGTACGGCTAATCCACAGCTCAATAATGCCCCTTGGGGTGTTGGCTTTACAACTTTCAATATATCTGATGGTTCAGGTCATTTTTCTCAATCCGTACCTGTAAGCGATGATATGGCGGCCTCTACTGCGGACGGTATTAGAATCCGAATGGATAATGTTACAACAACAATAACAATATCCAACATGAAATTTGAGATTGGCACCACAGCTTCTCCATGGTCGCCTAACCCAGCGGATCCTGAATACTATACCAACACCATCACGGTACACAATGGCGGCACTTATCCTGTTGAGCCAGTTATTACGGCAACTATGCACGCAGATAACGGCTTTATAGGATTTGCTAATAGCCAAGGCGGTGTGCTTCAATTTGGCAACCCCGAAGAAATTGATGGCTATACCAGTGAGGAAAGTGAAGTGGCCTTGAATTTGACAGCCGTTAAAGGCTCGCACATGGATAATCAAGCAGCTTCCAATAATCTTTACTGGGGTGGTGATCATAGGACGCCAAATGAACAGATTGGCAATTCAATTTGGACAGAGGACAAGTATGATGGCTGGAAGGTTGAGCCTAATTGGTCCAGCATTACTGGCGACCACAAGTATTGGAATGGGCCTTCAATCAAGCACAACCTTGCTCAGACACATAACGGCAACTTCAAAAGCAATCTTACTTGGGATGTCATGACACGTTTTCAAACTGGTGTCTCAAAGGTTGGCTCACTCGAAACAACCTTAGAAAGTGACGGCAAGCCAATCTTTCAGATGATACTGAAAGACAATAGTGCACTGTCTGACCAAATATGGTGGATGTGTTACTACAAAAATCAACTAGTCGTCAATGAACAGCTGGATCGCAATATCTTTACTAATGACAAGTTCATTCAGCTTGAATTACAGAAATTTGGTAATTCGGTTGTTTTCAGAGTGTCACCATGGGTTGGCAATCGAGGACGAGAAACGACTATTACCCGCCAGTTTACCTTTGCAGATGCTGCTAGTGTCGAGACCAAGCAATTTTCCACGTGGTTCATGCGAGACAAGACATGGGGCGAATCGACTATGTATCTAATTGCATCTACCGTTAAATGGCAAAATGTTAGCTGGTATACAGATATTAAGAATCGCTTCAGCAATGGCGATGTAATTACGGTTGATGTGGCTAATACCAAAACTTATTTCAATGGCAGCGAGGATCGCACCTTGCATACATTAGGCAATCAATGGGACAAGTTTCTTTTGCCACCTGGTGACACTACCATTCAGCTCATGCCATCAAGCTGGGCAAAACCATTTGCATGTGAAGTTAATTTGAAGGAGGCATGGCTGTAAATGGAATACTATTTCTCAGACCGCAAATTCAACGTCATGGGCGTTGCAAGGACTAACGGCAAAGGCGAATGGCTTGTTAGCGCGGATAGTGAAGTTAAAACAACTGATGATAGGCCTGCCATTGCCTTGACCCTGACGATTCCATTTAAAACTGATCAAGAGCAAGCTATTGACGAAATGGCTGCTGAAAACAATTTTGTCTTATATCAGGACGAAGAAGGCAATGGACATCAAATGGTCATTGCCAGTGTTAATCACGATACATTAGCACATATTCATACAGTCGTTTGCACGGATGCAGGTAATGACCTGATGAATGAAGTGGTGGGTGCCTATACCGCTAACAAAGCCTATACTATCGCTGATTACATCCTTATGTTTACAAATGATTCTGGCTGGAAGATCGGTATTAATGAATTTCCTACAGACGTCAGAACACTTACATGGACAGATGAAGACACTTCACTTAGCCGCATTAAATCAGTCGCAAAAGATTTTGATGCAGTGCTTAGCTTTGGCTTTGTTTTTGTAGGTACGACTGCCGTAAAACGTGTTATCAACATCAGACACGAGAAAACTTCCGACAGCTTGATTTCCTTTGAGATGAACAAAGACATCAACAATATTGTAAAGACAGTTGACATCTACGACATGGAAACATCGGTGAAGGCCTATGGTGCTACACCTGACGGTTCAAACGATCCAATCAACTTAATTGGGTATCAGTGGAAAGATCCCAACGGACAGTTTGTACTTGACCAGTACGGGTTCTTGCACGACACCATTGCCGTACAAAAATATTCACGTTTGCTAAGCAACAGCAACCCTAACCCAACACAGTCTGACTGGAATCGGGTTAAAACGTTTGAGTCGACTACTCAAGCCACGTTATTGCAAGCAGCTTTGGCAGACTTGAAGAAGTATAACCATCCAAATGTCAACTATGAAGTTGATTTGGCAAGTGCGCCCTATGTGCCATTGAATCAAACGGTACACATTGTTGACGAGAGCCAGAATCTATTCCTTTCTGCAAAAGTGTTGTCAGTTGAACGTAGCCGGGCTGGTCATTATACCAAGCTCACTTTAGGAGATTACGCAAATGAGCAGCCTAATTTGTACTCAGCGCTTAAGGATATGGCAGTTAAGATTGAAAATATTCCCAAGGCCATTCAGTTTTATCCATGGATTCGTTACGCCGATGACGATAAAGGCACCAACATGAGTGCCTTCCCAAGTGGCAAGAAGTATATGGCTATTGTTCCCAATGCCAAGTCATCCGTTCCAAGTGACAATCCGGCTGATTATGCTGGCCATTGGGCGCTTATTCAGGGAAAGGATGGTGCTGATGGTGTTCCCGGTGCAAAGGGCGCTGATGGCCGTACAAGCTATTTCCACACCGCTTGGGCGAATGATGTAAACGGTCGAAGTGGGTTCACGGTATCCGGTGGTGATGGCAAAAAGTACATTGGCACGTATAGCGACTTCACAAAGGCAGACAGTACCAATCCGGCTGATTACAATTGGGCGCTTTTTAAAGGTACAGATGGTGCGAATGGTAAAGATGGGGTTCCGGGGAAACCGGGTGCAGATGGCAAGACATCGTACTTCCATACTGCCTATGCTGACAGTAGTGATGGCAGAACGAACTTTTCGCTCGATACTCCGGGTTCTCGCAAGTACATTGGTAGTTATACAGACTTCACACAGGCCGATAGCAACAACCCAGCTGTTTATAGTTGGCAACTGGTACAAGGGCCTCAGGGGCCACAAGGTGTTCCCGGAAGCAAGGATGTGCCATACTCTCATATTCAGTTGGGCACACCCCAAAACCCCCAGAAAGGCGACCTATGGTGGCATGGGACAACGCTTAACGATGCCACAGCATTGCAGTATTATAATGGGTCAACTTGGGTTGACCAAAGTATCCAGCAAGCAGTTCTTAGCATCAAAAAGCTGCAATCAATTGAGATTGACAGTGCGATCATTAATTCTCCTGATATTAATGCGCCATTCAATCACACTGCTCTTAGCGATGCCAATTTAGGAAAGTTCAGCAGTGGCAACACCAGTATGCAATATGGTCACGTGAATATCACAGGCAACCTTGAAAACGATCAAGGCAAAGCAGACGGACACACGCTGATTAGTGACTTAGGCCCATCAGGATTTATCAGTCTCGAACGCACACCTGACAATGCCGGACATACCCAATACGCTAACCTTCAAGGCGGCAAGCTTAATCTTTCAACATTAATTAGCGATGAAAATGCGGGCAATAAAAAATATGTGACTAGCACATACAAATCAACAGATAACGTGACATTTTTCCATGTCAACACAACGGCATATAGTAACATCGACTTCTCTTGGGGATACATTCACTATGCTCGCCGTGGGAATCTAGTGACGGTCTCTTTTGATCTGTATGCAATTGCTAATCAATATCAGTATTTGAGATTGGCAGACATCAGACCGGGGTATCAACCGTACCTGAAAAATAAGATCATTTGTTCTTGTCCTAGTTTTAGTTATGCTGGTGAATCAGCTACCATGTACTCAAGTACGCCAAGCGGTGGAACATTAGGCTGGTATGGCATTATCTCACGAGGTCAAGGCGGTTACGCAGGATCAGTTACCTATTTAACTCAGGATGACTATCCAACGGGTGATTCGTATTTTCGCTAGGAGGCAGTTATGAAATTAAAAGTATGGACGGATAGCAATAATCGGCTGCTTAATTGGGCATGGGCTAATGAAAACAGACCAGTAGGCCCAACCGATGAAGGATTCGAAGTTATTGAAGTTGATGAGGCCATTGGCTTGTATGAGAACCATGCAAGTATTGTTGACGGCCAAGTCGTTCCTGATGCTGATTATGATCCAGACACTGCCAGACCTACACCTGAGCCGTCACCTGAACAGCAGATGCTTGCTGCACTTACTCTTAAAGTAGCACAGATGGAGGCGGTGAAATCAAGTGACTAATTATGATCAGTGTGCGCTGATTTACAGTTGGGGAATTGATCTAACACCTTATGTACCGGTAATGATTACACCAGATCAATACAAGCAAATTACAGGCAAGGACTATGTCGGTGGCAAAAGCTAGCGGCTATTTTTATGGGGTGAAATTGTGGACGAACAAACAAAAATGCTAATGGAAATCAAGGAAGATATTGCCCAGATAAAACAACAATTGACTGGCCTACCAAGCACAGACGACAAGGCTGATAAGGCATACAATGCCAGCCAAGATAATGCCAGAGACATTAGCAGTCTAAGGAAACTGGTGTGGTCAATCTGGGGAGTATTAGGTGGGACAATTGGAGTCACCCTGTTTGTGTATATCATTGAAAAGTATTTGTAAGGAGGAGTAAAAATGAAAGATTTAATTGTCCAAATTGCCATTGCAGTGATACCTATTTTGGGTGCATGGGTGGCAAAGGTCCTATTAGCGAATAAACAGGCTTTGACCCTGGTGCAAGTGTTGGAACCATTAGCACAAGCAGCTGTTACCGCAGCCGAACAGTTAGGTGTTACTCAGGCAATAACAGGGGCCGTTAAGAAATCGCAAGCAGTAGCCTCTGTTGAAACTCAATTGAAAGCCATGGGATTTACCAAGGTTGATCAGCAGACCGTTGAAAATGCAGTTGAGAAGGCCTATAGCGACCTAAAGAACACTATTGAAGCAACCTATACTAAGGGGGCTTAAGATTGCAATTTAAAACTAAACTAGTATTAACAGGGGTAGCCATTATGGCTGCCTTTTCATTTGCCTTACCGACACCCGTTAAAGCGGCTAAGAATGATATTGGTGTTGACTGGTCAGTGTATCAAGGCAACAGTGGTAAGACAGTTGAGGGTGACCATTTTGCCATTTCACAAATAGGTGGAACCCAAGGTGGCACGATTTATAACCAGTCAACCTATGGAAGCCAAGTTAATGCGGCTAAGAATGGCGGGCTTAGAGTCCATAGCTACATCTGGTATGGTGTTGGTGGTAGCTCTGATATTGGTCGCCAAGCACTTGATTATTTCCTGCCACGTATTCAGACACCAAAAGGTTCGATTGTGGCACTTGATTACGAGGATGGAGCAAGTGGGTCTGTTGAGGATAACACCGATGCAATTATATATGGTATGCAACGGATTGCCCAAGCAGGTTATACCCCAATGCTCTACAGTTACAAGCCGTACATAGTAGCCCATGTTGACTACAATCGTGTTCTTAGCCAGTTTCCTAATTCCATTTGGGTTGCTGGTTATCCTGACTACCAAGTCCGTGCATTGCCACTATACAGTTACTTTCCAAGCTTACCTGGTGTAGCTATCTGGCAATTTACCAGTATGCACGCTTTAGGTGGCCTAGATGGCAATGTTGACTTGCTTGGTGTAACTGACAATGGTTACTCTAAACAGCCAGCACAAGCGACCACAGTGCCTTCTACACCTTCACAAGCAAGTACATCTAGTGATACAGATTACGCCCAGAATGGCATATTTATACCTTCTGTGACACTTAACATTCGCACTGGTGATGACACAAGCTATGCTTCAATTGGTACCTATGCACCCGGCGAAAGCCTCATGTATGACCACGTTTATATCCACAACGGCTACGTGTGGGCACGGTATCTTAGCTACTCTGGAAGGTATCATTACATATGCCTAGGTGTTATGGGTGGTGAAAGCTATGGCTCACGTTCTAGCAGCTATAGTGCACCGAGTCACACTTATTACACTGTGAAGTCAGGTGACAGCTTCTGGAGCATTGCCAACAGGTATGGCGTCAACATGTACACATTGGCCGCTAACAATGGCAAGTCAATCTACAGCCTGATTTACCCAGGTGAAAGCCTGTACATCAAGTAATGGGTTGCCGTTGAAACCAAAAAATTTAAATAAGGTGAGTGCATATGTCTAAAAAAATTGATCAAGCACGAGTTATTGAGCAAAGTTATGTGAGACGTGACTTAATGAGAGCCGTTTCAGAGTTGCTGGATTCCGCTTCAGACAAGCATTCAACTGATGAACTTATAGATGCTGTTGCCTCCATTCAGTCTGTGACAATGGCCTTGGAGCATAAATCAGCCGTTTGCGGTCTTCCCGGTCTACATGGGTGGGATGGAGAAGAATATTGATACACCCGATAACAAAGTGCCTTCTGTCCGATTGGGTAGGGGGCTTTTTTTGTTCTCACAAGTGCTTCCTCACTCTGGCTTATAAGCTGCAATAAATTCGTTAGTAAAGTCCTCATTCCACTTTATGGTTGTCCACTTGCGAGCATATGTACCTCCGATGCCATTATTATCATCAAATTTTTCCCCATACTGCTTACCTGATTCGGTTAATTCCCATTCACCAGAATCACCTTTTTTGATTAGTCCATGTTTTTCAAGTCGTTTATTCACTTGTTGTCCGCTTTCTCCAGTTTTGTTGCCAATCATTGTAGCCGAATACATTTTTGCCATGTTTATACTACCTGTCCTTTCTATTAGTAACCTGTGATTAGCTTATAATTTCACAGTAACTTCTGAATAACCAAGATTATTTTACCAGTTTAAATAGAGTTTGTTTAGTAGCACATAAATGGCTACCAATTGTGTTAACTCGCATTCTTGAGCTGGAATTAGGTAATTGCTGATAGTTCCCCCTTGCCACAAAAAGTGACTGTGAGTGGCTCTTCACCACCAATTGCATACACAGCCTAGCTATTAGCCCATGATTATCACGTTGCTAGTAACCAGCATCCAGTTACCACTCCAGTCCTGCCCAAAGTACCATGTGCATGAGTTTGAGATTTATTTAGCTGTTAACTGTGCGGTCTAACTCCTGAAAACACCGCTAATACACATGGCCGGATGACCTCACAGCTCGTTAAAGCTGTCAAGACGTTCCACCCCTACCATTTACCATTTAAAGTCTGGAAGGCCGTAGACACCAAGGATTTGACGATAGGGAACCTGACTGGGGCACTTACCGGCTGGACTTTATAGCATCGGCTCTAGCTGACCACCTGACTTTTGTTTAACCGTGTGCAGGTATGCTGTGGCACGAACATAACAATCATGATATACTGTGGCTGTATCAGGCAGATACATCAGTATATCGACCCATTGGCGTGGGTTGACTGTTTCGGCTATTAAGTTAGCTATAGGCTACTTCGCATTGGCGTGCGGGGTAGCTTTTTTGTTGTCTTCAAGAAATTGAATCAGAGCACCAATAAAGATTCCTGCTAAAGTTGCAAAGCATAAAGCTGCAAGTGTGATTTGATGCATAATTAGCCAAGACACAAAATAAACGATTATTCTCACTTCCCTTACTATGTAGAATAGCCACATACAAAGTGTTATTATTTAACTACAAGAGAAGCATAGCCCATGATTTGAATATTGTCAACTACAAAATGTTTAAAATATTCATTTAGGCTGAGAAGAGGTGAGTACTGTGGTAATGACAGCAAAAGAAGTTCACCAAGGAAGAATTGATAGAGGACTTACACAGGGAGAATTAGCAAAAGAGGTGGGGTTATCAGTTGGATCAATCAATTCATATGAGCACGGCACACGTAGTATCACTAAGGCAGCCGAGTCCAAAATTTCTCTAGCATTCAAGCGTATTAAACCCCTTAATGAACAACCTGCTCAGGCAACTCTTCTAGCTGAGTTGTCGGATGCAAATACTAGATTTCAATGGGAAGGAACGCTTCTTAGGCCTACTGAGGTAGAACTTATTAAAGTTATTGCTAAAACTCTTGTTGATCAGCGTAAATAGTTAGCCCTCTACATAGCCTGCTGGCGATGAAGGGACAAAATTATGGCTTCAATCAGGAGTTACAAACTTGATAGTGGAAAAAGACGGTGGAAGGTATCCGTTTATGTTGGAATTGATCCAAAGACTGGACGTAAGAAGTATGTTGTAAAAGGAGGTAAGCTCACACGACAAGACGCTATTAAAGCAGGGCGTAATTTGGAGAAAGCTGTTCAGAATGGTGAACTCACGGTTGCACCTAACCCTGTTAAAGTTGCAAGAAAGTTTAAGGATGTCTATGAAGAATGGCTAAAATCATACAAGCTCACAGTCAGGGAAAGTTCATGGTCCAAGACTCGTGACTGTTTCAATCTCCATATTTTGCCTGATCTAGGCGACATGTACATTGATAAGATCACCCCACAAGATGTCCAAACTGCGGTGAATAAATGGTTTAAACAGTCTCCAGTGGCATTTAAACGGTACTTTGTTCATATCAACCGAATACTTACCTATGCTGAACTAAGGGACTATATCCCACACAACCCTGCAAGACGCATCATCTTACCACGTGTCCAAGACAAGATTGGCTCCACAAACGACTTCTGGGATAGACGTCAATTGGAAGTGTTTTTCAATTGTATTAACCCTGATAGGGAACTTTACAAGTACGTGCTGTTTCGTATCCTAGCTTATGCCGGTTTAAGAATTGGCGAGGCTATGGCGCTTGAATGGGAAGACATTGATTTCAAAAAGCGACTAATTAGTGTCAACAAAACTGTTTCACTCGGTGTGCATGGGAAGCTGATTGTTAATCCGCCAAAAACCAGAGCAAGTAGGCGCGATGTCCCAGTTGATTCAGAAACTATTAATTGGCTAAAGCGATGGCGAATTGAACAACCTGACTATGTATATGGCTATGTCAAGCTTTCAACTCATCACCAACTTCTGTTCACTACTAAGACAGGCAACCGTTTCCGTGTTGACAAACCGCGCATGTGGCTTAGTACCATTATTCGTAACAACAACTTGGCACCGGTTATATCGTTGCACAAGTTTCGTAAAAGCTATATCTCTAATCTTTTGATTGCCGGTGTCGCTGTCAGTACGGTCCAAAAGATGGTCGGACATACCGACCCCAGAATCACCTTGCAAATCTATGCCCGTGTCCATCAGGAACAAGAAGTGGAGGCCGCAGAGAAGCTGGCAGAGTATTTAAAAACCGGTAAAAAATAA